CCCTTTCTGAGGTATCTAAATGGATTTTTCAGCGTATCAACAGGAAGCAGCCAAGACGGCAATTTACACCGACCCGACCTATCCGGTCATCGGACTCGCGGAAGAAGCGGGCGAGGTGGCCGGTATCGTCGCTAAGGCAATCCGCGATAACTCGGGGATGCTGACCGCGCAGCACATTGAGCGATTGCACAAGGAGTTAGGCGATGTGTTGTGGATGGTCGCAATGGTCGCGTACGAGTACGGGATAGACCTCGGAGAAGTCGCACAGTTGAACATCAACAAACTGCGCGACCGTCAGGCGCGCGGTGTACTCGGAGGGTCCGGTGATGACCGATAAGCGCACGAACGACATGCTAGGTGCTAAATCGACACCCTGGCATGAACTGGAACTGATGAAGGTATTCGCCGGGATGAAGGCTTATAGGTTGGCCTATGAGATCGACCCGAAGCGCGGAACGGTGTTGCACGTACCAGGCGGGGAGAAGATAACCATATCCGATTCAGAGGCTAGGGGATGGCTTGTGCAGTTCCCGGAACTCATGAGGGAGTTTGACGAAGCGGTATGAGCAACGTTCTAAAACTGCCGTACCCACCAAGCGCCAACCGCATGTGGCGCAGCTTTAACGGTCACGTCGTAAAGGCACCCGGCGCGCAGCAGTACCAGCGGACGGTACAGATACTTGCCGCGCAAGCTGGTGTGATACCGACCTACGATCCTGTATGGCTGGATATCACGCTCCACCCTAAGAAGCCTAAGAAGGATACAAGTGCACAGGTGCGGAGTATCGACCTAAGCAACTCAATAAAGTGCGCAGAGGATGCTCTAAACGGTGTCGCGTGGGTAGACGACCGGCAGGTAGAGAAGCTAACAGCAAGGCGCGGTGAGCCGGTTGAAGGCGGCGCGCTAATAGTCAGATGGGAGATTGCGGAATGAACGATAGAGAGCTTGATGATGCGCTTGATGACTTGAAGGCGGCTCGCGGCCGAATGAACAACGCAACGTGGGATTTCTTTAGACATCACGACCAGATTAAGTACGGTCCACAAAACATGGCCCCCCCTCGCTCAACACAAGTCGGTGGCTCGCACTACGCGAGCATGGCTATACAACCGTTCGAATACATCCATGCAAACGGCATCGGCTTTGCTGAAGGGTGCGTTATCAAATACGTGTCGCGCTGGCGCGCCAAGGGCGGGATTGAGGACTTGCGGAAGGCCAAGCATTTTCTCGATCTGTTGATTGAGTCCGAATCGAAGAATGGCTGACCGCAGGCGAAGCCTTGACGAGCATATAACGCTTGTCGGGACGGCGATAGATCGACTCGCAGAGGAATGGGAAGACTCTCGCGAGTCGGTAGCAGACGAGCAAAAGCACGTCAGGGCTGGCGCACGGATTCAAAGGCTCATGGACGATGTTTATAGGGAGATAGCCAGCCTTGAAGACTATTGGCGATGGTCTACACCAGGCACAAACAGGCGCAAGGAATACAAGCGTATGCGCTATTGGTGGGTTGCCGAGTGTATCGCCGCGTATCGGTTCAGAATGCAGGTTATATCTCGCATCAATGCGATGTTTGCGCAGAGGATACTAGCGGAACGGTACGGCGTTTCTAAACGTACGGTAGAAGATCACTGCGAGGGACGCAGGCTGATAAAACAGTAGCAGCGTTGATATAATATACATCTTGTGGTATTGGTGAAATCATGAATCAGGTTATCGCGTTTCTCGTTACTCGGCTACTCGATATCATCGTCGGTAGCGGTGTCGTTGATCGTGTTATCGCCGCTATTCGTCGGTGGGCTAGTGCCGAGTTTAATGCGGGAACTCCCGAACAGGATAAGAACGCACAGAAACGCGCTGGTGTTCTCGGTGAACTTGAGACATGGGGAAAAGATCCGCTCGACCCGTGCCCGATCCTGTCCGAATCCTGGCGTAGGCTTGTGCTTGAACTGGCTATTAGGCTGGCGAAGGCATCGGAGTTAAAGCCGTGAAGGGCTGGATGACGAAAGCCGCTGGGCTATTCCTGATAGGATTCGGCTTAGTCGGCTGGATAGCCGGTATCCACGATTACAACGAAGGCTTGATGATGGTAGGCAACGGGTTAGGGTTTATCGGCCTACGCAGAGCAACCGACAAAGCCGTTGCAGAGATCGCTGCTAATCAGGTTAACCCAGCATCGCTATCTGATATCGTGAGGCGTAATCAGTGAGCGTGACAACAGAAGTGCATCGCAAGATTTATGACGATCAGGACGGCACGTTTCTAAACGTCGGTCCTGATAATGATGGACTTGCGATTGTTACCGTTTGGACATCAAATCAAGAAAGCCGGGACAAGTATTTCGGTGGCGGATTCCTGCAGATACCAGATCCAGAAATGGCGAATGCGTTAGCTGACGCAATCAAGCTCTGTGCAACTGAGTCGGCGCACCTAATGCAATCGAGCAAGATATGAGACAGGTGTCAACGCGCGGTCTTGCACTGATTCGATCGTTCGAAGGCTGCAAGCTGAAAGCGTACAGGGATGCGGTAGGTATCTGGACGATCGGCTACGGCACTACGCGCATTGCCGGTAAGCCGGTAAAGCCGTCGCTCACGATTAGCCAGGCGGAAGCGGAAATTCTGCTACAGCATCAGGTTGCAGAGCATTGGAACGCAGCAGAAAAACACATCTTGTATGCGAACGAACTCTCGCAGGATCAAATCGACGCGCTCGCGTCGTTTGTCTATAACGTCGGCGTGAATGCGTTCAAGGAATCAACGCTGCTCAAGTTGTTGAACAAAGGCCAGGACGACCACGTAGCCGATGAATTCCTTAAGTGGAACAAGGCCGGCGGCAAGATTCTACGCGGGCTAACCCGCCGCAGAAAAGCAGAGCGCGAGTTATTCTTGAGGGGCATTGAATGAAGTATCTGATTTTTATATCAATTTTAGCAGCTGCTAATGTTTCCGCGATGGAAGTAAGCGAAGCAATGGCCTATCAAGGAACGGACATTGTTTTCGAGCGTGTACACAGTCCGAAACCTATCGACCCGAAATGCGATCCTGTACCGATCCCAGCAGCCGTGTGGCTGCTCGCGTCGGCTTTAGCCGGTATCGGCGTAATCAGCAGGCGCAAGGCGTGATAAACGTATCGGCGCTGTTCGTGCAGAGCGGCGGATGCTATTTCGACATTGATGGCGTTGAGCCTTGGCCTAAAGATCGTGACGCGAGGAAATACAACGGCGACAACCCTGTTGTCGCGCATCCTCCATGTCAGTTATGGGGAAATCTTGCCAATGTTAACTATGCGAGGTGGGGCGGCGAACATAACAGGCCAGGAAATGACGAGGGGTGTTTTTCGGCTGCTCTTGATAGCGTTCGCAGGTTTGGCGGTGTTCTGGAACATCCGGCAAACACTAAAGCGTGGGATGCGCACGGCTTAGTTGAGCCATCATCTATGGGCTGGCATATGACCGTTGATGGTGGTTGGGTTTGCGAGGTGTGGCAAAGCGCATACGGGCACAAGGCAAACAAGGCCACATGGTTATACTATTGCGGAAAAAATCCTCCGCTCGGAATGCGTTGGAATAGGCCGGTTGGTACGCATCAAATTGGATTCCACGACCAGCGCGGGAAAGAGCGCAATAAGCCGACGCTAAGTAAGCGTGAGGCAAACGCCACACCGATAGAATTCAGGGACGCATTACTTATTCTGGCGAGACATGCTAATGCGTAAATTGATGTTATTTTCTGTGCTGTTATCCGGTTGCGTCCAAGTCGGTCCAAAGGCATTACCAGCGCATACCGTAGTCGCAGACTGCGAAGCGTTGCCAGCGATCCCGCAAGTCGTGCATATCAGCATTGAGCCGGGAAAGCCGGTGATAGCTGATGCGGGTGGCGAGGCTTTGCTAAGGGCGTATGCAGGGGCTAGGCGATGAAACATAACGAAACCTTGACCGCGCTCTATCTCATGGCAGCATGGCTTGTCGTGTGGCCAGCAGTGCTGATGTTGATAGGGTGGCTGAAGTGAGTATGTTTCTGTTCGTTGTACTCTCGTCTATCCGTTTCGAGTGCGAGCCGTCAGGCCGCATTCTGTTCGGTATGCAGCAGCCAGGTACGGCGGTTACGTCTCATGTGGATGGTGCGATGGCCGGTTTGTCATGTTCCTGGCAGGTTATCCGATGAGCGATCCACGGTTTCCAGAAGCGTGCCCTATCTTACCGATGCGTAAACATTTCCTATTGATGTGGACCGCTGTATTTACGGCTTGGTTGGCTACTGGTGCGGTGTTCATCATGGGCACTTACAAGAGCCAGGAAATAGACGCGCAGATCATAAGCCGAATGGATACCATAGAGGACGGGGTTAATGCCTGTCGCAGATCGCTTTCCAATGCTGTCAGGTGACGGGGGGAAGTTCCCGCCAGACTTACCGCCGACTAGTTATCTGTGGGCGTTCTGGCTGTCCTCGTTCGGTGCGCTGTCAGCGTATCTTGTACGGCTCAAATCCTCGCAGGTTCCGAAATTCTCAATCCTGGCGCTGACATCGGAAACCGTTATCGCGTCGTTTCTTGGACTGATAACGATGTACATCGGTGTATGGCAACGGTTGGACGGCGAGATTATCGCTGTATCAATCGCAATCAACTCGCACTTTTCAACCCGTGCGCTGTTTTTGCTCCGTAAACGATGGTTAGGCGAAGATGAGTAACGCAAACAAGAAACCGCGCAAGCCATACGTGAAGCGCGAGGACGTTGATTTCGGGCGAGCGTATGAACTCGCTCGGCTGGGAATGAACAACCAGCAGATCGCGGATTGTCTCGGGACAAGTATCGAACGGTTCTACACGGAAAAGCGGGAAAACGTCGAAATCGCCGAGCTTATAAAAAGAGGGCGAGCCGAAGGCATCGCTCAGGCTGTCAAGATGCTAGACCAGCATATCGAAGATGGCGACAAGACGTGTCTCATTTTCAAGCTCAAGTGCAAAGCCGGATGGAACGAGCAGGCGCATATCCTTGAAAAGATCGCAAGGGATATCGCTGAACTGAAGGGTGAGCCGGTCGAATGAGTGTATCTCTGTCCTCGCTGTATGGCGAGGTTATGAAGCTCAAGAAAGCCAGAAGCGTTCAGCAGGCTATGGAAGTAATGCAGGCTGATGGCAAGTACAGGCTGATTGATTCCCTGTTCGTCGGTGGTGCTGACTCAGGGTATCTAAAGCACGTAGAGTTAATGGGCAAAGGTGCCGACTATCGGTCGCGGTTATTCATCGCTGCTAACCGTGTCGGCAAAACGGTGATGGGGGCTTATGAAACAGCGTTGCACCTCACGGGTGAATATCCTTCATGGTGGGATGGTGTACGGTTCTATGGGCCTACGCTTTGCTGGGCGTCCGGCGACACTTCTAAGACGACGCGCGAGTTTGTCCAGTTGGCGCTGCTCGGTCACGAGAAAGGAACGGGCACTATTCCGCTGCAGGCGTTACTACGTACAACGGCTAAGTCAGGTACTGCAGACGCGACCGATACGATTGAGGTTAAGCATGTGTCTGGCGGTACGTCGCGCTGCGTCCTTAAATCCTACGATCAGGATATAGATGCGTTCATGGGCGGCGCGGTTAATTTTATTTGGCTCGACGAAGAACCGCCGCTCAAGATATACACCGAATCGCTAATCCGAACGATGACGACAGGCGGGCGCGTGTTAATGACGTTTACGCCGGTTCGCGGGCTGAGTGAGACGGTACAGCATTTCATGCCGTCCGGTTCCGTGCCTGATCCCATGCCGCAGGAGTGTTATGTAACTCAGGCAACGTGGGACGATGCGCCACACTTAACGGACGAGATGAAGCGCGAGTTATACAGCGCGCTCCCGCCACATCAGCGCGACGCCAGGTCCAAAGGTATCCCGGCGCTCGGTGCCGGTGCGATCTATCCAGTACCGGAATCGGAGATCGTATGCGCTCCGTTCGCCATTCCTGATTATTGGCCGCGCGCTTACGGGCTAGACGTAGGATGGAACAGGACAGCGGCCATTTGGGGCGCAAAAGACCCCGATACAGGCACGATTTACCTTTATGCCGAATACTACAGGGGCGAGGCCGAACCAAGCGTCCACGCGGCAGGAATACGCGCTCCTGGCGATTGGATCATGGGTGTTATCGACCCCGCAGCGCGGGGGCGTGGTCAGATCGACGGACGGCAACTGTTGCAGGATTACCTAGACCTCGGCCTAGACCTAGACGTTGCAAGGAACACGGTAGAGGCCGGCATCTATCAGGTGTGGGAACTGCTCAGTAGCGGACGTCTTAAGGTGTTCTCAACGTGCCTTAACTGGATAAACGAATACAGGGTTTACCGCAGAGACGAGAAAGGGCGCGTTGTGAAAGAACGCGATCACTTAATGGACGCGACAAGATATCTCATTATGTCAGGCATGGAACGCGCGAAGGCCAAGCCGGTATCCGGCAAGCGTGAACAATTACCATACAGAGGGAAGTTAGGATGGATGTAGCAAGCGTTGTAGTAATAGGCGAAGACTTCGCAGTAACAGACGATATGACCGACGAGCAGGTTAGCGATATTGTCTCGGCTAAACGTTTCGTCGCTATCAAAGACGACGCAGCACATGACGAACAGGTTTGTATAAATA